CGAAGGGGCGGAACGCGCCATGGCCTGGATCGAGACCTTTGCCACCCGCACCCCGCTGAGCGTCGAGGAAACCGTGCAGGCCTATGCCCGGCTGCGCGCCTTCGGCCTGGACCCGACCACGGGGTCGCTGCAGGCGATGGTCGATACCATGGCGGCCACCGGCGGCGGCGCGGAACAGCTGGACGGGCTGACCCTGGCGCTGGGGCAGGCCTGGACCAAGGGCAAGCTGCAGGGCGAAGAGGCCATGCAGATGCTGGAACGCGGCGTGCCGGTCTGGGACCTGCTGGCGGAAGCAATGGGCAAGAGCGCGGCGGAAGTGCAGAAGCTGTCGGAACAGGGCAGGCTGGGGCGCGAGGAAATCACCCTGCTGATGGACGCGCTGGGCAGCCGCTACAGCGGCGCGTCCGAGCGGGCATCCGAAACCTGGGACGGGATCATCTCGAACCTCTGGGACCAGTGGACGCGGTTCCAGCGGATGGTCATGGGATCGGGGCTGTTCGTCTGGATGAAGGGCCAGCTGCAGCAGCTGCTGGAGACGTTGAACCGGATGGCCGCGAACGGCGAGCTGCAGCGCTGGGCGGAAGCGGCAGGCGCGCAGATCATGGCCGTGCTGCAAGGCATCCGGGATTTGGGCGTGGGCATCTACACCGTCTGGAACACCGTCGTCCCGGCGCTGGAGCGCTTTGCCGAGATCGTCGGTGGCTGGGATGTACTGGGGTGGATCACGCTGGCGCTGATGTTCAGCGGCACGCTGCTGACCGTGGCAACGGGCATCGCAAAGATCGCCCTGGGCGTGGCTGGGATTGTCTCGGCCCCGGTGCTTGCCCTGGCCCTCGCCTTTGCCGCCCTGGCCGCCGTGATCTATTACAACTGGGACAGCATCGTCACCTATTTCACCGACAAGATCGAGGATATCCGCAAGGCCTTTGACGAGGGTCTGCTGAACGGCATCTGGCAGGTGATCGCAGAATTCAATCCGTTCACCCTGGTCACCGAGGCTGCCATCGGGCTGGCTGCGCTGATCCTTTCGGCTTTTGACATCGACCTTTACGCCATCGGCGAGAAATGGATCACCGATCTGCGGGCAGGCATTGCCGCGCAGATCGACGCGCTGATCGCCTGGGTGCGCGCCAAGTTCGACGCGATGATCCCCGACCTGCCCGACTGGCTGCGGTCGCCCGATGCGGGCGGCACGGCGGGGATTGGCGGTGACAGCGGCTACGGCGGCATGGCCGGCGCGATGGACGACATGGCGGCCTTTTCCGGTTGGTCGCCCGCCCCGCTGCGCCCGCGCGCCGCGCCGAACGGGGCCTCCACCCAGGTGAACGTGGGCGGCATCACCGTCAACGCGGCACCGGGCCAGTCGCCCGAGGCGGTCGCCCGCGAGGTGCGCCGCCAGCTCTCGGAAGCCGCGTCGATCAGGGCGTATCTGGACGACAGGGGGCTGCATGCCGATTAGCCTGGGAACCATCATGATGGCGCTGGGCACCTTCCGCTTCGGCGTGAACCGCGCCAGCTACCAAAGCTTCACCCGCGACGCCGCCTATCGCTGGTCCCGGCAGGACCGGCTGGGGCGCGCGCCCGCGCTGCAATACCTTGGCCCGGATGCCGAAGAGATCACCCTTGAAGGGGTGGTTTATCCGCATTTCAAGGGCGGGCTGCGCCAGATGGAACTGATGCGCGCGGTGGCCCGGCTGGGCCAGCCGATGATGCTGGTCGACGGCCTGGGCTTTGTCTGGCAGCGCTGGGTCATCACCCGCGTGTCCGAGACCAAATCGCTGTTCCTGGCCGATGGCGCGCCGCGCAGGATCGAGTTCAACGTGACCCTGCGCGCCTATGGGAGTGACCGGGCATGAGCACCTGGCGCACCACCGATGGCGACATGCTCGATGCGATCTGCCGCACGCAGTACGGCACCGAACGCCACGTTCCCGCCGTGCTGGCCGCCAACCCCGGCCTGGCCGCCCTTGGCCCGGTCTACGCGGCGGGTGTGCTGATCACCCTGCCGGTGGTTGCCGCCCCGGTGGAGGCCGGGCAGGTCCGGCTGTGGGGGCGGACATGACCCGGCGCGGCCTGTCCCTGTGGGGCTTCATTGCAGATCGCGCGGTCTGGTATCTATTGCGTCTGCATCCACATGTTCCAGCAGACGCGCGATGCATAGCAGCAGTTGTCGTGATGCAGCCGGGGTCATTTCAAGACCGAACCGAATTCGCTGATCAACCTCGACGCCGACCGTTCCGACAAGCACGAGTTGGGATTGTTCAGCATTCCAGGTCACTTCAATCGGCGGATAAACAGTCGGCCACACTTGTAATTCGTCCGGCATCGGCACCCCCTGCAAAAGACGATTCGGAGCCCGCCACATGACCCCCGCCTTCCGCATCATCGTCGGCGGGCAGGATGCCTCGGGCGCGGTGGGCGACCGGCTGCTGGCGCTGACCGTGACGGACAATGACGGCGGCACCGCCGATCAGGTGGTGATCGATCTGGACGACCGCGACGGACGGATCGCCACGCCAGACATGGAGGCCAGGCTGGAGGTGTCGCTGGGCTATGCCGGTGCGCCGCTGGCCTTCCTGGGCAGCTATGCGGTGACCGGCGTGGGCGGCACCGGGCCGGACCGCACGCTGCGGATCACCGGCACGGCCGCCGACCTCAAGGGCGATATCCGCAGCCCGCGCACCCGCGCCTGGGAAGGCAAGACGCTGTGGGACATCGTGCGCACCATCGCGGGCGAGGCCGGGCTGAAGCCGGTGGTGGGCGAAAGCCTGGCCGGCGCTGCCTGGGGCTATCTGGCGCAGACCGCCGAGTCGAACCTGAACTTCCTGAGCCGGATCGCGGCCACCCTGGACGCCACCGCGAAACCCGCAGGCGGCGCGCTGATCGTGCAGCGCCGGGGCGAGGGGAAGACTGCCGCGGGCGATGTGCTGACCCCGCCGGTCATCCTGCCGTCCCGGCTGAGCGGCTATGACTGGTCGCTGGACGGGCGCGAGATTTACGGCGCGGTCGAGGCGCAGTGGTGCGACACCGCGGGCGGTGCCCTGAACAAGGTCGCCCTGGGCAGCGGCACGCCCCGCCGCGTGCTGCGCCATGTCTACCAGGCCGAGGCCGAGGCGCGCCGCGCCGCCCAGGCCACCCTGTCGGGGGCCGCCCGGTCTGCCATGACGATCCGCAACGCCCGGCTGTCGGGGTTCGAGCCGGGCCTGCTGGCCGGGGCCACCGCCCGGCTGGCCGGACCCGGCCTGCGCCCGGAGCTGCAGGGCGAATGGCAGATCACCCGGGTCATCCACAGCCTGACCGGGTCCGGGCTGATCACCAGCTTTGACGGAAAGAAGGGGGCGGCGTGATGCCGGCTGTTGCCGCCGGACAGGAGGGGGCTGTCGGATGCAGACCGTGCAATCCCGCCGGCCGCGCCTGATCCGGCGCGGCCTGCCGTGTACGGGTGCTGCGATGACGATGCAGTCTGACAGGATCGATCCTTTGGAGGAGATTTAGACCTTGACAGACAGTGTAACGCTTCCGGCCCTGGGCGCGCTGGTCGCCACGGACGAGATCGCCGGCATCCATTTTGCCCGCTCCAAGATCACCCTGGGCGCGGCGGGCGCAAATGACGGGGATGTGAGCGCATCCAACCCGATGCCCGTGTCAACCAGCAATGTGCTGACCAGGTTCCGGGAGGCATTCCAGACATACACGCCCGGTGCCGTCTGGGCGCAAGTGCTCGGCTCTGGCGACATCATCGCGCTGGACGGGAATGCCGTCGCATCCAGCTACCTGGATATCAGCAAGTCGCCGCTGCATGCGGGTACCGTGTCAAGCATCGCGAGCATCGAAACGTTCCAGATGCCCTTTGACATGGCAATCGGTCTTGGAACCTCGCAACGCACGCTCGGGCAGGAATTTGCCATCGAGGCGGTTTCCGACGAAGCGCTTCTTCCCGCGCCCGCAGATCTGGCCATCGCGTCGATCCAGCAGGTCACGGCCACGCTGACCGTCACGACCGTTCTGCCACATGGGTTGCGCCCGGGTACGCGCATCGGCATCCGGGATTGCGCGGACAGCCGGTTGAATTATCCGGCGCTTGTGGTGGCCACGACGCCAACAGCGACCCAGTTCACCGTCACGGCCGGCCCCGGCGGCGGCCTGCCCTCTGTCACCGCCGGCCCGCTCGCGTCAGGCTTTGTGTTCCAGCGCTCCGCCCTCGGCCTTGCCCCGAACGGCACAAGCATGCTTCTGGAAAACGCCACGGCCACAAACGGTTCGTTCTATGCGCGCTCCGAAAGTGGCGACGTGCTCCCGTCCGCGGCGCTGACGGGCAACCACTCGGTCACCATGCTGACGACCGCATCGTTCCAGGCCATCAACGCAGCGGCAGCCTATGCGTTTCAGCCCACCAATGAGTTCCGCCTGTCGCAATTCGCGGACGGTGTCCAATGGTCTGATGTGGCGGTTGACAGTGTTGCTGCGGCGGCCAACAGGCGCAAGATCACACAGGTCGTCCCTGATCCGGCCGCCCGGTATCGCATGCGTGTCCGCGCGACGAACAACGCCAGCCTGACCGTTCCGGTCGCGCAGATCGTCTCGGCGGTCAAGACCGGCACCACCACGGCCACGATCATGACGGATGTTCCGCACGGCCTGACCATCACCGACCAGATCGTGGTCTACGGCATCAGGGATCAGGCTGCGGCCTCGTTCCCGAACCTGCTGGTGGCCACCGCCGTTGCATCCGTTATCGACGCCACGACCTTCACCGTCGTCATCGGCACCGCCGCAACCGTCACCAGCTATGGTGGATATGTGGCGCGTGTGAACGGCGGCAACCTGATGTCGGCTCTTGGCGCAAGCGCCGTCGTGGCGCAGTCGATTGTCAGGACGGGCAACCTTCTGACCGTCACCGGCAACACCACATGGGCCGGTCTTGTGATCGGTGATTATGTCAACCTCGTCGGCTGCCGGGACAACGCAACCGGCGCGAGCCTTGGCATCGACGGGGCGTACCGCGTCCGCGATTTCGCCACGACAACGCTTGTGTTGGAGCCGATCAACGCAACCGTCTCTCCCACGGGTGCTGACATCGGGCTGACCAACTGCGGCGGTGCCATCATCAGGCGGACCTCGATCAGGCTTTCTTTCGTTCGGGTTCTGGACTTTGAGCGCCAGCGCGTCGAGATAATGCCGCGTCCGCAAGGCGATCTTTCAGCGGCGGCCGGTGTGAACGTCCAGGGCGGCACCCTCGCATCCGTTGCGGCTGTCACGACCGTATCTGCGGTCACGGCGGCGAACCTCGCCATCCCCGGTATCATCGCCGATGTCGCATCGGCGGCGCTCACGCTGACGACGACCACGGCGGCGGTCGCCCCGACCTTCGGCACCGGCTACCAGGTCAACATTCCTGTCACCGCTGTTTCCGGCACAGCCCCGACGCTTGATGTGGTCATTCAGGAAAGCGACGACACCGGGACGAACTGGTTCGATGTCTGGCATTTCCCGCGCATCACTGCGGCCGGCATGTATCGCAGCCCCGTGCTGCCACTGACCGGGAACCGCATCCGTTATGTCCAGACCGTTGGCGGCACGACGCCATCGTTCACCCGCGCCATAAACCGACTCCAGAGCAGCGATTCCGTCGATCCGATCCGCCAGCTTTTCGACCGTTCGCTGGCCTCGGCACAGGCCCTCAACGCGGTTACGGCATCGCTGACGGTGCAGAACTGCCGCAACCTGCAGCTGCTCATCACGGCGGGTGTCATCACCACCACCGCCCCGGCCCTGCAGCTGGAAGGCTCCGATGACAACGGTCTGACATGGTATGCCATCGGTGCGCCGCTGACTGCGGTCGATTCGGCTACGGTCCATGTGCCGCACCTTGTAGTGGAGCAAACCTTGCTCTAGCACCC